ATTATAGTGTTCTTCTTCAAAGGAAGATTGGTATGTAACATTGGTGTGCGACTTGAGAAATTCTATCATCGCTCCTTGGGTTATCAATCCCTTGTCAAACATATTATTCATAATCGTATAGTGCCAAAATGAAGCCCACCCTTCGTTCATCAGTTTCGTTTGTTTTTGAGGATAGAAATATTGTGATATTTTACGAACAATTCTTATAACCTCACGTTGCCAAGATTTTAATTGGGGAGAATTTTTCTCAATAAAATATAATATATTCTCCTGAGGCTCTTTCGGAAAATTTTCAATTTCTGTCTTTTTTGTTTTGTGTTTATCTACTAAGTTATACCAAAGTTCATTCTGATATTTTTGTTGCCATTTTTCCCGACTTTTTTGTCTACGTTCTTCATCCTTAATAGACATTTTACGAGGCTTCTCATATTTGTCAACACCATAATCTGCTAATGCATGAGCGCTGTCAAGAAGATTTTCTACTTCCTTTTCACCATATTTTTCTTCACACTCTTTAATATATTTTTTCGCAAACAACAGATAATCAACTATTGAATCTGCATCTGTCCACTGTTTGAATAGGTAGTTATTTTTAAAGAAACTGTTGTGTCCATAACATGCATGAGCAATAACGAGTGCTTGCATCGTCATGGTATTCTCTTCCATAAGGTATGAAATGCATGGATTTGAGTTGATTACAATTTCATATGCCAGACCCATTCGACCTCTACGATATGACTTCTGTTGGTTGGTTAGTTGTTTACCAAAAGACCAATGCTCATAATACACTGGCAACCCGTGTGAGGAATAGGCTTCCAACATTTGGTCAGATGAGATAATTTCAATCTGATTTGGGTAGGTGTCTAATTGATATTCATCATGTGCTATTTCAGCTACTTTATCGTCAACTTTTTTAATTAAATCAAAAGTCCAATCAGATGAAGTCCATAGTGGTTCTGACATATGTTATGCTTTCTTTTTAAATAGTTTTTGGAACACAGGAAAAATTTCTCTTGGGTGTTGTATTGATACTATATTAAAATTAGAAAATTGTTCCTTGAGTTTCATATAACTTTTCCATAATGTAGTAATAGATCCTATCATACCCCATATATACTTATTATAAGAATCGTTATCTATCTCCACATAAGCAAAATATTGTACTGCTGGTAATATACTTTCTCCTAATATTTTTTCACAAACAACAGAGTCGTTTGCATAATTATCACCATCAGATACTTGAGCACCATATATATTCCACTCTGATGTACTGTATTTTGTTTCAATAATTTCTTGCATCAAAGTGAGTGCTGTACTAACAATTGTACCACCGGATTCTGTACTATAGAAAAATTCTTGTTCATCCACCTCGGCGGCTTCATGAGTATGACGAATGAATATAATATCTATCTTTTCATAGTTGCGAAGTAGGAACACATACAACAACATGAAGAATCGTTTAGCCAATCCCTTTTCCCATTCTCCCATTGATGCAGAAACATCCATCAAACAAAACATAGCTGCTTTGGTTGCTGGGTCTGGTTGTGAATTGAATGAGTTATAACGTATGTCAATATCATCGATGAAGGGCACACTGGCGATTGCCTTTTTTGCTTCTTCAATACTGTCTTCAATTTCCTTGCGTTCTTTTTCAGATTTGCACTTGAGTAATTTCTTTTCAAGTCTGGCCAATTCTTCTATGTGTGGAGTTTGCAATGCCATTTGCCGTCCAATAGCATTACGCATTGAACGAACAATATTCATGTTGACCGGACTACCAACAGTGGTGTATCCGGCTCGTTTTGGTTTAAATATATTGGTGTCTTTAAGAGTGGTTTTAATTAAGTCTGGTAGTGCCAGGTCATCGAAAAAGAAATCAAGAAACTCTTCTTTGGTTAGAACGAAAGTAAACTCATCTTCCGTAACACCATCAGGCGAACCTTTTCGGCCAGCACCCTGCCCGCCTTCTGGTTTAGGAAGGGCATCGCCAACTATCTTATCTTTGTTTCCCGATAGAACATATTTACGATCACTGCCTGACCGATGGTGCATACGTGGTTCTGCTATACCATCGATAGGAACTTTTACTTCATTATTCTCATCTTCTTCATTTATATCAGCGATATTCTTTTCTTTTATCGCTTTTTTGACAGCCTCTTTAACATGCGTTTTTACACGCTTTATAAATTTCTGTCTAATACCAGAACTTTTTTTAGCACCACTTTTCCGCCGATCAATGACCGTTGCTGACATGATACTACTACTCTGATTTTCTTACACGGATAAACCAATCTACTAATAATCTAATTTGTTTTTCTGTGTATCCATAGTCTACCATACGATTAACAAATTCATCATGTTTCTTTTGTTCATCCTTATTTGCCTTTTTAGTGAAAGAAATAACAGGCAGAAGATCTTCAGTGGATGAAAACATTTTCTTTTCGATTACCTCTTTTAACTTCTCATAACTAGTCCATACTGGATTATTCCCATCACTCGTTGACCTTATGCGTAATGCAAACTTGACAACTTCACCACGAAATTCCTTAGCATTGACTATACCAGCAGGCTTCTCAATTTTTTCCAGTTCCTTGTTTAATGTCTCACGGTTAAACATTTCTCCGGTTTCTGACTCACGGTAATCCTTATCTTCCAACCAATGGTCAGCAAACTCAATATACTTATCAAATAGGTTCTGGCCATATTCCTTATATGATTCAAGATAAGCCATCTGAATTTCTTTACCGATGTACTCAGCATATTTTGGTTTCAAATAGGAATTGATATAGTCAATATACTTTGCTTCTTTTTCCTGAGCAAACTGTTCTTTCTCAATAGAATCTTCAAGTACTCTCATTAAATGTACGGGGTTGGCAGCAATCTCTTCTGGGTCATAGTTAAATACTCTTGACAACACCTTGAAAGAAAATCGTGTTGACAGTCCAGACATACCTTCATCAATACCAGCACTGTCTCTATATTCTTGAAGAGACTTTGCTTTTGGATCAATGTCTTTAAGAGTTTCGCCATCATATATTCTCATCTTGGAAAAGATACTTGAATTTTCAAGTTCTTTGATGCGACTTAGTACAGCAAATTGCGATAGAATTTCTAATGTTTTGGGTACGCAAATTGCATCACCAAGAGAACTGTTTTGGATTAGTTTGTTGTAGATATTAATCTCATCTGTTACTCTCAAGCAGTACGGTACTTTGACAATACAAATACGGTCAATGAACGCCTCATTTGCTGAATTGTTTTTGAATGATTGCCATTCCGACTCATTACTGTGAGCAAGAACTATACCATTGAAAGGTATAGAAGCTAATGCCTCTGTACCATTGTAGTTACCCTCTTGTGTTGCAGTTAACAATGGATGTAGAATTTTAATTGGTGCCTTGAACATTTCAACGAATTCCATCAATCCCTGATTTGCACGGCATAGGGCTCCACTAAAACTATAGCAGTCTGGATCACTTTGACTATATTTGTTGAGTTTACGAATATCTACTTTACCAACAAGAGCACTGATGTCTTGGTTGTTCTCATCGCCGGGTTCTGTTTTGGTTATTCCAGCTTGATTTAATTTACTTGGACTAACCTGAACAACTTTGAACTTAGAGATATCTCCCTTAAATACATCATTCAATCTTTTTGTTGCCCATGGGCTCACGAGCCCAGACAGATATCGTTTAGGAATACCATATTCCTTTTTGATACTGTCAGCATACTTGTCTGGATCGAATAGACCTAACGGTGTCTCTAAAACAGGAGACAGTTCTATTTCTCCATCATCATGTTCTACCGCTAAAACATAAAATGGATATTGTTCCATAAGTTGTTTTAGTTTCTCTGCTAAACTTGACTTACCACCACCGACAGGACCAAGCAGATATAAAATCTGTTTCTTTTCTTCTAGTCCTTGTGCCGCATGTTTAAAATAAGAAACAATGCTTTCAATCGTTTCTTCCATTCCATAAAATTCACTGAACGCTGGATATGTTTTAATTACACGATTGTAAAATATTCTAGACAGTCTTTCATCATCTCTAGTGTATATTAATTCTGGTTCACCTATTGATTTAAGCATCCGTTCAGCTGATGATGCATAATATAAAGGGTCAGTTTTGCATTTTTTAAGGTAGTCTTCAAGAGTAAATACAACTTGTTTAGTATGTTTAAAGTCTTGCTTAAACTTAGTAAAAAGTTTCATTTATTCCTCCCCCTATAAGTGATATAATATATTTAGGGTTCTGTACTTATTGCAATTACTAAATAATGTGATAATGGGAAAATTCAACAACAAAATTGAGGCAGAATTTAACCCACCTCGCAAATGGATTTTGTCCAGGCCATTATCATATCAATGGGATTATGATGCTGGTGTAGATGAAATTTCATTAAAAACTGTTGGAATTTCCATAAAAGAACACAAAATTGTTGTAAATGAAGGGTTTATAACTGATTTGGCGTCTGTTCCGAGAATTATATGGAATATTATTGCCCCTTGGGATGTTGCACGAGCTGCAATTATTCATGATCTTTTATATAAAAGAATTTGTATATATCGTTATGAACATGCTAGAGCCCTTAAAAATAGTGAAAATCCAGTACTAATAAAAGCTGCTAGAAAATCAGCAGATAATGTATTTTTGTTAGGAATGAAGGACGCTAATCCTTCTGTTCCAAAGTGGAAAATATATGCTGCATACTACTCTGTACGTCTATTTGGACGTTGGAGTATACTTCCAAGAAAGAAATAAGATGGCCAAAAAAACAGCAGGATTCGTAAAGAAAGATGCAGTTGAGAAGAAAACTAGTATTGGTGGAAACCATACGATGATTAAGACTTCTAGCATGAATAAGAATAAACGAGCAAGTTATAAACGATATCGTGGACAAGGAAAGTAACAACAAGGAGAATTTAAATGGCTGGACCTGATTGTATTAACGAAGAGTGTAAAAATCCATTATGCGATTGCGACCCCTGTGATTGCACAGAAGAAGCTCTCTGCATATGTTGTCACATGTGGGATGGCGAAACCACAAATGAAGTTGTTTGAGGATAATAAATAATCCATGTGGTTGTTTTTAATTTCTAATATTACTGGTTCTATTTTAGGTATGGTAGCAAACAGTTGGTTTGCTGATACCAAAATGGGTGTCTGGTTTTATGATAAGGCTGATGATGTTTTAACATGGGCGTCAAGCAAGTTGGGGCTGAAGATTTTAAAGGATGAAAATAATTGGAAGACAAAATATCCAAATGTCGCCATGAAAATTAAAGAGCTTGAAGAGAGACTAAATAAATTAGAAAAGGAGAACTAAAATGAGTAATTTTATTTCAGATAGGATTAGTGAAGCATCCTCCCATCAGGGCTTGATTGTTGCAGCTGCAGCATGTGCCGTACTTTTTGGTGGTATGGGGCTAACTCAAGTTATTTTATATGGTGCCCTTGCTTGGGGCGTTTGGTCTATGTTGAAAAAAGGCTAAAACTATGGCAGAGTTGGAAACAGAGGTTAAAGTTCTTAAAAGTGAATTAAAAAGCCAAAGGAAAATTTATGATCGTTTGGATATCGCAATTGAGAAGTTAACCGATGTTTCCAATTCTATCAATCAACTACTTGCTGTCCATGAAGAAAAACTCTCACATCAAGAAGAAACAATTGACGAACTGGACACAAAAATAGATAAACTTCATTCTAAACTTTCTACTAACGATAACAGAATAGGTTTGCTAGAAAAATGGCGACACCTTGTCATTGGTGGTTCAATAGTCGTAGGATTTATATTACATAAATTTATTGATTTTAGTCCTTGACATTCACACCGTAATGGTGTATACTCTATTTTATTATGTCTTATATTGATTCAAAATATCTTAATATCCTTAGCCCCCAACTTCTAAGATTTAAGAAGAAGGGGGATTTTTTATGGAACTTCCGTTGTCCATATTGTGGAGACTCACAGAAGTCTCGCTCTAAGGCTAGAGGATTCGTTTACCGAAATAAAAATGACCTGTTCTATAAGTGCCATAATTGTGGCGTGGGCACCACTTTGGGCAACCTTCTGAAGCATGTAGACTCAAAAATTCATAAAGACTATATATTGGAGAGATATCGAAGTGGGGTTAAGTCTAGCAACCCAGAGCCGGAGTTTAAGTTTGATGTTCCTGTTTTTCGCAAAAAGAAGGGTGTTTTTAAAAACCTTAAATCCATTTCAGATTTATCCACAGACCATCCGGCACGAAAAATTATTGAAGAAAGATTCATTCCAGCAGAATTCCTCCCCGATTTATATCTATGCGAGGCATTCTACAAATTCACTAATACATTAATACCAAATAAATTCCCTTCCTTGGATGGAGATCACCCAAGGTTGATAATACCGTTTAGAGATGAGAAAGGAGAAGTGGTTACATATCAGGGAAGAGCATTTGGAAAAGAACAGCCCAAATATCTAACAGTTAAACTTGACGATGAGTCAACGAAAATTTTTGGTTTAGATAGAGTAACAAAAGAAAAAGAAATATTTGTAGTTGAAGGGCCGATAGATAGTTTATTTTTAGATAATTGTATTGCGGTTGCTGGCGCAGATTTTAATAAACCTTTGATGATTGAAGGTAGACTTATACAGAATGGTGAATTGACAGTTATATTTGATAATGAACCAAGAAATAAAGAAATTTGCAAACAGATGGAGGTTTGCACTAGAGCTGGAAAAAAGATTGTGATCTGGCCAGACCATATAAAACATAAAGACATTAACGATATGATTATGGCGGGATATACTAAAGAACAGATACAAGAAATTATAACAGATAACATCTTTACGGGTGCAGCTGCCCAGTTAAGATTTTCAGAATGGAGAAAAATAAATGGCTAACAACTATCTTCCAACATCATATCAAGAATTTATTCACTTATCAAGATACTCAAGGTGGTTACCAGAAGAAGAAAGACGAGAAACGTGGGATGAAACTGTTGCTAGATATTTTAATTTTTTTACCGAACATCTTAAAACCCAACACAAATTTAATTTAACGAAAGAACTAAGGAAAGAGCTAGAAGATGCAGTACTATCTTTAGAAGTAATGCCTTCCATGCGTTGTCTTATGACAGCAGGAGAGGCACTTAAACGAGAAAATATTGCTGGATATAATTGTTCCTATATTGCAATTGACCGACCACAATCATTTGATGAAATTTTATATGTTCTGATGAATGGTGTTGGTGTAGGGTTTAGCGTAGAACGGCAATACATATCTCAACTACCAACCATCGCCGAAGAATTTCATAAGACAGATACGACTATTATTGTTGCAGATAGTAAACTTGGTTGGGCAAAGGCCTTCAAGGAGTTGGTTGGTATGTTGTATGTGGGACAGGTTCCTTGTTGGGATTTGTCGAGGGTGCGCCCAGCAGGCGCTCCCCTTAAAACATTTGGTGGTCGAGCATCAGGACCAGAACCATTAGAATCCTTATTTAATTTTACTGTAGCATCCTTTAAAGAAGCGCCAGGCCGGAAATTAACCTCTATCGAATGCCACGACATAGTATGCAAAGTCGCTGAGGTTGTTGTCGTCGGTGGTGTGCGCCGTTCTGCACTAATCAGTTTATCGAATCTGTCTGATGACCGGATGCGGTATGCAAAAGAAGGACAGTGGCATCACAGTGAAAGTCAGAGAGCCCTTGCAAATAACTCTGCATGTTACACAGAGAAACCAGATATTGGTATCTTCATGGATGAGTGGAAAGCTCTCTATGATTCCAAGTCTGGTGAGAGGGGCATCTTCAATAGAATTTCTGCACAAGCGCAAGTCAAAAAATTAGGGAGAAGAGATGCTGAACATGAGTTTGGCACCAACCCCTGTTCTGAAATTATTTTAAGGAATCGTGAATTTTGCAATCTATCGGAGGTTGTAATAAGGTCAGCTGATACTAAAACCTCTCTTCTAAAAAAGGTACGTCTTGCTGCAATACTTGGAACTATGCAATCTACATTAACAAACTTCAAGTATATTTCTGCTGCGTGGAAAAGGAATTGTGATGAGGAAAGACTTTTAGGTGTGTCTTTAACTGGTATTGCAGACAACCAACACACCAACGGAGCCTCTCCAACATCATGTCATTCGTTGCCCGGTTTGTTACGAGATTTACGTAATGAAGTAATTAAGACTAATGCTGAATTTTCAAAGAAGATAGGCATTAAACAAAGTGCAGCAACTACCTGTGTGAAACCGTCCGGTACAGTTTCACAGTTAGTTGATTCTGCTTCTGGTATTCATGCTCGACACAATCCTTTTTATATTAGAACTGTTCGTGGAGACAAGAAAGACCCCCTAACAAAGATGATGGTTGATGCTGGATTTCCTGCTGAAGATGATATGATGAATCCAAGCCATACAACTGTATTTTCTTTCCCCATGAAAATAGATAAAGGCTCTTTGTTTCGTACAGATTTGACTGCTATTGAACAACTTGAATTGTGGTTGGTATATCAGAAAAATTGGTGCGAACATAAACCGTCTGTTACAATATCAGTAAAGGAACATGAATGGCTTGATGTTGGTGCATGGGTTTACGGGAATTTTGATGCTATGTCTGGTGTTTCATTCTTACCGTACAATGACCATAACTATAAACAATCTCCATATCAAGACTGTAATGAAAAGGAATATAATGTCCTTCTTGAAAAAATGCCAATAGAAATTGATTGGTCAAGATTGACAGATTATGAAAAAACAGATACAACAGTTGGCGCACAAGAACTAGCATGTACTGCTGGATTTTGTGAGATACAATAAATATGAAGTTGTTTGTTTGTGAGTATTGCGAAGCTGAATTTTCTGTGAAGCATCACATGGATGATATATATTATAGAGTAACTTATTGTTTGTTCTGTGGAACAGATTTATCAGATGAGCTTGAAGATGAAATAGAATGGGAAGATGAAGACGAGTAGTGCTAAGGCGAAGGGTAGAAGACTACAACAGTGGTTTCGTGACCTGCTTATAGAAAAATTAGATGTACATCCAGAGGATATAGAAAGTCGTTCTATGGGTGCTGGTGGTGAAGATTTAATCATGGCCCGTGCTGCAAGAAAACTCTTTCCGTGTTCTATTGAGTGTAAAAATCAAGAGAGTGTTAATGTCTGGAAATCATATGAACAGGCAGAAGAAAACTCTGGTGACTATGAACCAATTGTGGTTCTGAAACGCAACAACACAAAGCCTCTGGTTTTGGTTGATGCAGATTATTTTGTGAGATTACATAAGGAGAAATGATGTGGGATTAAAAATTGCATTAGTAATGTTTATTGTTATGGGAGTTATGTCAGCAGGATTTTATTGGTATTATACTGATAGTCAAGATAAGATGGCAACACTCCATAAAAATGCTGCGAAGCTGGAAACAGCAGTTGCAACACAGGAACAAGCAATAAAACAACTTGAAGATGATGTTGAACTGGCCGCCAGCATTGCAAAAAAAACAAGTGAAAGTTTAGCAGCTGCCAGAAAACAGGTAGATGTAGTACAGCATAAATTTAACAAGACCTCAAAATTACTTGGTGAAAGAAATATTGGTCGTCTTGCTCTTGCTAAACCCAAACCTATCCAAAAAATTATTAATAATGGTACTTCTGATATGTTCCGGTGTTTTGAAATTATATCAGGTTCCTCATTAACGGAGAAAGAAGTGAATGTTGAAAAGAAAAGCAAAGCAAATACTAGTTGTCCTAGTGTTGCCAATCCTAACTATATCCTCCCTAACTAGTTGTTCATCTGTAAAGCGCCTGGAAGTCTCAACCACAGCGGTTGAGCGGGTTCCTTTGGTTTTACCAGAAGTTGATGTATTAAAGTTAGAGAGAGTTGATTGGTATGTTGTTACACAAGAAAATCTTGCGGCGGTTCTGGATGAACTAGACAAAAAGGGACACAAGCGAGTTGTATTCGGTACTACTGATAAGGGGTACGAAATCCTTTCGGTGAACATGGCAAAGATACAAAAACTGGTGAGACAGCAGAAGGCCATCATTGTAGCGTATAAAGAATTTTATGAAAAACAACAGACTGCAATTGATACTGCTGTGAATGAGAACAATCGGGTGAATGATGAGATTAAAAAACACAACGAAAATGTTGATGCTGAGGAAAGCAAATCACTCACAACCAAGCTCGGTGACAAAATTAAAAAGATTTTCTAAAAAAGTTCTTGACATTTCTTGTAGTTTCCTTTATACTGTAGGTAAGATTAACGAATGAAGGTTATAAATATTGTTATGAACATGTACATACATACAGCGATTGCATTGGGTTGCATGGCTGGTTGTTTTTATCTCGGCAAACATTTAGCAGTCAAGGACGCCTTTGAGGGTATCGTTACTGCAATGCTGGATAAGTTAGAAGCAGATGGATTTGTTTACACCACCACTGATAAAGATGGTGATAAGGAACTTGTTCCTGTTTCTTCAGTAGTGGCTAAGGCATTGAGACATGCCAACAAGAAGAAGGCATAATCAATGAAGAAGTCTGTATATCTTGCTGGGCCCATTGAAAATTGTACCAGCAAAGAAATCTCTCAATGGAGAGAAGAATGTTCAGCAGCATTTCTTGAAAACATTGTTGCGATAAGCCCTTACCGGGCAGAATTTGAGTCTGGTTATGCCGAAACCAAAAAAAGAATTATGATGAAAAATTACATGGACACTCAAGCCTGTGATTTGATTCTTGCATATCTTCCCAAAGAAATTAATGACCGTAGACCGTCGTATGGGACTGTGTTCGAAATTGCTTGGGGATATAGTTTACAGAAACCAGTAGTAATTGTTTCTGATGATGACAAGGTGCATAACCATCCTTTACTTTTTACATCTGGAGCCCTCTTTTACACTTTAGAATGTGCAGTTGATTATATTAACATATTGTTAGGAGAGTATCGGAGTGTAGGAAAGTCTGGTAATCCGCCTGCTTTGGGAGCAGGAGATCGGGAGTTCAAATCTCTCCGCTCCGACCAATACGATTGGTCCCGCCAGGACCAATCGATATGAGGATAAATGAATGATGATGAACAAGGAACTTGATTGATGGCTCTTATCAAACAGAAATTCATATATCGCCAGGATCTGAAAGACCATCCAAATAATCTCTATTTGTTCGGAGACAATATGGCCCGTGAGGGAATGGGTGGACAAGCCAAGGAAATGCGTGGTGAAGTCAACGCTGTTGGTATTATCACAAAGGTCAGACCGGCTATGGGTGCAGCGGATTTTCTGGGTGATAGTGATTTGAACGAAGTTCTCAAAGATTATGGGAATGTGTATAACTACTGTAAGAAATTCAAAGACTTTGGTGGTGCAGATATTGTCGTGCCAGCAGATGGTATTGGTACAGGATTGGCGCTACTGGAAACAAAATCACCCAAGTGTTGGAACGCACTTCAATTTCTATTGGAAAAATTAGAGGAATTATGATGAATATGGAAAAAAATGAAATTCGTGAGTATGAAGATGGTGAATGGATGGGTGGTTGTTATGCTACCTATGATAATCTAGTTGAGAAAGTGAAGGAGGCCTTAGAATGAAAACCGCAACACTTGAAATTATAGACCCCAATCTTGTTATTAAACCCCCAATTGTTGGTATATATTGTGTAAGAATATATGATGATGGAGAAGATATGGGTGGTTCTTTTTTCAATACAATAGAAGCAGCAGAAAAATATATAAGAGAATATCAATTCGATCCAGCGGCGGTTGGCCAGGATAAATTCCGGCAATGGCGCCTGCAGGCCGCCGGCCCGCGGCCGCGCCGGCCCGGCCGGACGCCAACGCGATGAGGATGAGGATTTAAAAGATGCCGAATAGACTATTATGTGATGTTCTTCGTGAGATGCGAGACTGTGTTAAGACTATGAACTTCTCTTATTTGCCAGGGCTGATTGAAGAAGCGCAATCTCTTGGAAGTCGAATGGAAGCACGCTTGTACGATATAAAAGATTTCAATCGCCTTAACAAGGACATTAAGGCTTTGAAGAAGAAGAAAAAGAAGCTAGAAGAGAAAGTAGAAGAAGAGCTGTCGGAGATATCAGAAGATGAAAGTTGAAGTACGCAATGGTAATGTTGAACAGGCCATTAGAATTCTTAAGAAGAAGGTTCAAGAAGAGGGTCTTTTAAATGAATTGAAAGAACGTGAATATTATCGTTCTAAGGGTGAGAAACGCAGACATGCTAGGGCTGCGGGAATCCGTAGATTTAAAAAAGAAGAAAAGAAACGTAGAGAAGAGTTGGGAGTTTAATGCCTAAAAAACGCAAACCTCGTAAACCTATGTCTAAAGAACAAAGGGCAGCTGCATCAGAACGTCTAAAGAAAGCACGGGCTGCACGGGCAGAAAAAAATCCAGATTTTGGGTTGTCGAGTGTTAATGAGTGTCTTCGTGATTTACCAGAGGATCATTGGAGACATCCTAAAAAGATTAAAGATTGGATTAAAACTCAAAAAGATCTTGTAAAGGAAGCTCGTAGTCAAGTAAGACAAAAAATGAAAGGGGCAGAGTCAAGATTATCTAGCCATGAAGGATACATAAGGAATATGCAAAAGTATCTTAGAGATGGTGATTGGGTTGATGATTTTTATGGTGAATATCAACAGAGTAAAGTTCGACACCATTGTGTGGTTATAGCATATGATGATGATGGATTTCCTAAAAGAAACGTTGGTGTATTTTATCCAGATATGGGTTGTGTTTATACAAAAGAAATGTTAAATTCAGATAGAGGTATTGTCGATAATGACAGAAAAACTAAACGAAAACGTAATAAAAGGTCCGTGGCCAGACAAAAGAAAAAATAATTCACTTTCTGCCGAGCAAATAACAAAAGAAGTTTCTAAGGTTGCCCGTGCTCAGGAGTTTGTTGAGGGACTTACTCAAGAAACCATTGTATCAGCAATTCATCTTTTACAAAAAAATGGTATTGATATTAATGATAAAAACTTCATTTATGAAATGGGATTAATAATTGAAGTAATGAAAGGAAGCATATACAGGAGTATTGGATTTTCTTACCCAACACAAATAATAACTGAACTTTTAAAACAAATGCCGGCAGAAAAAGAATCATTGTTGTCATTTAAAACAATAGATAAAGACCAAATTAAAGAACTGTTATCATACTTAGAAACAATTGAAAAAGAGAATTTTTGGTATGGTGATGATGATGACGATGAGGAAGAAGATCCAGATTTAGCCTAATAAGGATATATTATGATTTTAGTTGATATGAACCAGATTTCTCTCGCAAGTGTAATGATGCACTTGCACATGAGTAAATCAAAAGAGCCTGATGAAAATACAGTGAGACATATGATTCTCAATTCTTTGCGTATGTACCGTACCAGATTTTCTTCAGAGTTTGGCGAATTAGTTTTATGTTATGACTCTAAACACTATTGGCGGCGTGATTACTTTCCACAATATAAATCGGGAAGAAGGAAGTCTAGAGAGAATGACAGCAAGGATTGGGATGCAATCTTTTCCTGTCTCAATCAAATCAAAGATGAAATCAAAACCAACCTGCCATACAAGGTTCTTGAAGTGTATGGTGCAGAAGCAGATGATATCATTGGCACAATTTGTGCAGAATATTCAGAAGAAATAATGATAATTTCAGGTGACAAGGATTTCATTCAACTTCAAAAATATCCGAACATCAAACAGTACAGCCCAATCACCAAGAAATCAGTGAATGGTGAAAATCCAGGCAAGTATCTTAAAGAACATATTCTTAGGGGTGATACCAGTGATGGCATTCCCAATGTACTGTCGCCAGACAATACCTTTACAGATGGGTTGAGACAGTCCCCAATTACCAAGAAAAAGATTTCTTCATGGTTGGACCATCATTTTGATGATGTTGCTCCAAACGATGAAGTGAAAAGAAATTATCAACGAAACAGAAAGTTGATTGACCTAACGTATGCACCAGAGGAGCTTTCAGTTGAAATACTCAACACATATAAAGAGTCTCCATCAGGTGATCGTAGTAAACTACTAAATTATTTTATACAAAAGAGATTGCGAAATCTCACAGAATCGATAGGAGAATTCTAATGCCAGAACAAACATACACACCTTCATTTCATGAAGTGTTATCTAAGCTAAGTAAGATTAAATCAAAGAAAGATAAGGTTACATACCTGAAAGAATATAATAGCGATTCTCTTCGGATGGTAATCAAGTCGTCTTTTGACCCCAAAATCAAATGGCTCCTTCCTCATGGTGAAGTTCCTTATAAAGAAAATGAGGCACCAGAAGGAACAGAACACAGTGACTTGTCATATGAGGCAAGAAAGCTTTATCATTATATTGAAGGTGGTAATAATTCTTTAAAACAGAACAGGCGAGAGATGATGTTCGTTCAGTTGTTGGAAAGTTTACACCCTGCCGAGGCAGACTTGTTGGTTGCTGCGAAAGATAAAATTTTGCACCAAAAGTACAAAGGACTGTCCAAGAATGTAGTAATGGAGGCCTTCGATTGGGATGATGAATTTATGCTTATCGGAGACAATTATCAAGAAGCTCCACGGGTAGAATAATGTATCGTCCTCTTCCAGACGGGTTAACCATCAAAGATAGTGGTATTGACGGTCTGGGCGTGGTTGCAACAAAAACATTTAAGGCAAATACTATATTAGGAATAGTGCATGTTGTTAATAAGAACTTTCCTCATGGCTACATAAGGACTGCTTTAGGTGCGTTTTATAATCATTCTAATGATCCCAACTGTATCGTGTTAGATGGATACTGGCAACAAATGTCAGTAAAATATCTGATGACACAGAGAGATATTTCAGAGAATGAAGAACTAACTGCAAAGTACTCTTTATATGCGATAAATGGGGATTCTTGGGAGTAGCCTGTTGCAAAAATGTCACACAATTCATGGATTTGATGTTTTTTTAAATGTTGTTTAAAATCAATGACTTACATGGTACGATTTTCCTTGACATTTCCTGCTGGGTCTGGTATAATAGGGACATAATGAAAGGGAAAATGTAATGACTGTTTATGTAAGAGAAAGTTCCGTATCCATCCTATCTGGTCTGTCTAAGATGAAGGCTGCGATGGTTGAGGACTATCATAATTTCCCTGTTAATGATGATATGAAGGCAGAGTATGCCGACAAATTCACAGTAACATATGGTACGAAGTACATCAAAATCTCCGACGCTCGGGGTGGTGTTCTTGCGTTTGTCGTTGGTGTTGACAATGACAAGAAATTCAAAAAGGGTGACATTCTGAAACCCGCCGGTTATGCTGCTCCTGCTCGGAACGGCGCACGGGGAAACATCCTTGAAGGTGGTTATCCCATAAACTGGACCGGCCCCCTGTATTTCAAATAAGGAGAAAATGTTATGAATAAAAAGAACGCAACATTTTGGATTAAGGAACGGGATAGTCAGCGTAAGTGGTTTGCGAACCATGGTGGCACCTTGGCTGCCTATGTTGAACGGTATGGTAGTATTGATGATGAAGAATATTACGGCCAGGGTGGCGAAGCTATTTTCAAGGCCGATAAGGGCGCATTTGATCTGGCTGAAAAGAAGGGTCTTGAGGCCCAGAAAGTTTTGGGGTTGTTGTTATGACTAGAAAAGTTGGAACCCCTTATATGTGGAAGGCTGCATAATGGGTGAGTATGAGTGCTGGAACTGTAATGAGATTTTTGAGTTGGATGAACCACCTTATGATGGTTTTGAAATTTGTGATGAGTGCAGAGCAGAAGCAAAGGAAACATAATGGCGTATAAAATTAGACTAGGTGGAACAAATGAATTTGTGTCGGCGATTGACCCACACGCTTCTCATTGCTATCCGCCTGGTGAAGTAAAATTTGTAGAGGGTTGGAGTAATCCAGCTGCTATAGTTTTTCTCACAAAAACCTCAGCCGAGAGGGCTAAGGATAAGGTGTGGGAAAAGAAGGTTTTCATACAATGATTGAGGAAATGATATGAGTAAGATGAAAAATTATATGATGGACATTGAAGAGTTTTGTAATGACAATTTGCATGCCGCGTACCGGTACGGGGTTACGCTTTCAGCTGAAGAAGTTGCAGCAGATGCTGAAAATCACTTTAATTCCAAGATGGCTGGAGATTATGCCGAGGAATATGTCACCAAAATTCTTGGTGCCCTTTAGGATACGACTATGCTAATCCACATTAACGGTTCTAATAAAACAGTTCGCAAGTTGGTTGAACATGCGGCATGGTTTTATGCTGAAAAATTGATGGGTAAGAGATTAATGTCGGGACTAGACATTACCATCAAATTCAAGAAAAATATGCTAGATAAGACTGGCTTTGAAGGTACTGCCATATGGGAAGATAGTGGTTATCGTTCAAGAGAGTTTACTATTGAACTTTATCCTGGCGTGAAAATTAGAAATCTTTTAATTACTCTCGCTCATGAGATGGTTCATATTAAGCAATGGGCCAAAGATGAAATGTATGAATATATGGAACCCAATATGGTACGTTTTAAGGGTGAAAAACTTCACCTCAAAGAAATTAATTATTGGGATTATCCTTGGGAAATTGAAGCATATGGACGCCAACTAGGACTGTTTGTTCGGTTCTGTGAGAAGGCTGGTATTGCAGACCGTGAAGATATGCAGGAGGTTACATAATGTATAACTTTAAGATTGATGAAGACACAGCAGAAGAATTAGTAAAAGAAGTGTTGCTTTGGCATTTGGATGATGTAAAGAGTTTAATTTCTTCTGTGGAAGGTCAATCACCATTAACTGATCTTATGAAAAAAGATTTGGAAGAGAACCGAAAACTTGAAAATGCATTGACTGAAGTTATTGGATATTTTTCAACCCAAAAAGATTTAATAAATGATGTCCCCCCTCCCGATGTCCCCCCTTCCGTGCTGCAGCACGCTGGGTTGGTTCCCCCTCCCGTGCTGGCTGCATTTGACTTTCATGATGGTAACGGTCCTGTCTCTGCCCAGAAACATCCTAACGGTGGTGGTTGGGTAGCACAGACTGCTATTGTTGAAAATATGGTCTATGTTGGGCCTGATGCAAAAGTGTATGGAAATGCAAGAGTATATGGAAATTCGAGAATTTCTGGAACTGCTGAAGTATTTGGGGATACTAAAATAACAGATGGTCATTTTCATGGTTGGCAGAGTGACGGACCATTTGGAAATATAAAGGGTTATATGGGGTAAAAAAAGATGAAGAAGATGATGATGACTGAAATGGAACGTGACATTTATACTCGTGCAGCTAAGCATTATATAAGAAAACATGATATTCTTGTTGAATATGAATATGGGCGCCCATCCATAACCATAAAGGAATTTTGGGATGATTATTTCGCTGGCAAGGAACTCTTAGAATGAATATCGAAGTTTCCTATATACTAAGGAGCATGTAACATGACAGAAGTAATGACGAAAGAAGATTTACTAAAAAGAGAGATTGTTGAGCTGCAAAATTCTGTACACGTTATGTTGATGAGACATAAAGAACTTGCAGATACAGTTTTTAATCTGAAATGCATGGTTAAAGATTTGGGTGGCGATCCTAACCAATCGGAGTTAAACGTTTAATGCCAACATATACATTCACCGATAATAATACAGGGAAAACATTTGATGAGTTCATGGGAATGAGCGAAAAAGATGAATATCTAAAAAAGAATCCCCATATTAGTCAAGTTCCAGTGTTGTTTTCATATGTTGGTGACCATATTATGGGTGTTGGTCCTAAAGTAGACGGCGGGTTTACTGAGCGTATGGAACAGATTGCAAATTCACACCCGGGCTCACCTCTCGCAGACAGATATGCACGAACACCAACTAAAACAATCAAGACAAGAAACGTATTGAAAAAACATAAGGTGATATAAATATTGGTACGGGCGAGAAATCAAACTTCAGCACCTACGCACAGCGTAGATACAAGCTTGGAAGTCCCTCCGCCCATGTACCATAGAGAGGGGAGGGCGCACCCTCCCCTCTCACTATTATGTAATTGGGATGTAATATGGCAAGCAAGAAAAATAAAGAAATTAACCACAG